CGTGACTAGCTACAGCGGTACCACCCTGGTGGTCGACGTTTTTGGATTCGCCGGCAGCGGAACTAAAACATCCTGGAAAATCAATATCGGCGGCGCGAAAACAGTCGACGGCGTTTTGGGAATCTCCCAGGGTGGCACTGGGGCGACAACGCAAGCGGCAGCGCAGACGGCCCTATTCCCCGGCATCGACGATAACGCTAATGCTACAGCTATCACGATTGATGCTAGTGAGAACGTTGGTATTGGTACGGCTTCTCCTCGCTCTGTTCTAGACGTAATCAACACTAGTGGAGAGGCTGCTGTACTGGTAGATAGCCGAGCAACAGACAACGAAGTGTCTCGACTAAGTCTACTAACTAAAACAGCTGGAGCAAACACTGGCGGTGTTCTTCAGCACTCTGGGGGCGTGTTGTCACTGAGCAACGCTACTAACCTTGCAACAAAGCATGTAACCATCGACTCCAGCGGTAACGTTGGTATTGGTACTGATGGACCATTAGCTAACTTAGATGTCTCAAGCTCAACCTCTCCGCCAGCCATATATATAGCAAACCGCGAATCAAAATCATGGACAAGCGGAATGGAGTTAGGCCGTCTTTCATACTATGTAGGCGACCCGTCCGGTGGAGGCGCGAGGGACGCAGGAGGAATGAGGGCGTACAACAGTGCTGCGGCTGCTGGACCAAACTGTAACTTGGGTTTCTGGACTTCTAGTACCTACGCAACACCTGTACAAGCCATGACAATCAACTCCGCTGGTAACGTGGGCATCAACCAATCAAGCCCTGCGGTAAAGCTACAAGTGAAGACAGCGACAGCGACAAACGAAACAGCTATTAGGTTGTCGGATGATGTTACGCAGACCCTTAATCTCACTATAGACGGGACGGCGACTACAGGAGGTATTCATTACGAGAACCCAAACGTCGGATATCAGCGTTGGAGTACCAGCAACATTGAGCGTATGCGTATCGACGCCTCAGGTAACTTGCTGGTTAATACCTCCACTGGCATCACAAGCGTAGCAACAAAGGTTCAAGTAGAAGCCGCTGTAAACGGAGAGGCTGGGATCGGTATGCGCCACTCTGGCTCCACTGCTGGTAAGTTTATGCGTATGTGGACTTCAAGCGTAAATGCTCTCTATGTTCAGAACAATGGTAACACTGGAGTTGTACTTACTGATGGTGCGACTGCGTGGACAGCTACCTCTGATGAGAACCTAAAGGAAAACATCAGCGACATCGGCCCTGTACTCGACACCATTAAGGACTTCCGGTGTGTCAACTACAGCCTTAAAGCTACTGAGTCTGAAGCTGCTGACAAGGTTGGCTTCATTGCACAAGACTGGGAGAACACGTTCCCTAATGTCGTTGACAAGGACGAGGACGGTACCCTTTCTATGAAGTACACGGAGACCATCCCTGTACTACTGAAGGCCGTCCAAGAGCAACAAGCAATGATTGAAACACTACAGGCCGAAGTAGCGGCACTCAAAGGAGCATAAAGAATGACAACGATTACATGGACAATTTCATCCTTAGACTACGAAGTATCCAAAGATGGTCTAGATAACGTAGCCACTGTAGCCCACTGGCGCTGCACAGGTGTAGATGCAGACGGTAACGTAGGTTCCGCTTACGGCACCAAGGCCCTCCCAGACGCTTCTGCGGATGACTTCATGCCTTGGGATAACATCACTGAGGATACCGTACTAGGTTGGCTCATGGCTGACATGGCTACAAATAAGATGGATGACACGCCTACCGAGCAGGAGTCTGTAGAAGCCTCTATTCAGGCTCAGATTGACGAGAAAGCCAATCCTACTCGTGGCACAGGCGCTCCTTGGGCAGCATGAAACTCTTAGCAGCCCTAGCACTCGTGTTACTCACTGGATGCTCAGGCACACTACGAGAGAAATCTACGATCTGTCTGGGCTTCTGTTCTCACACCGAAGTTGAAACTGAGACGCAAACAAAGGACATTAAAAAATGAAGGCATTAACTTTCCTATTAGCTTTAGTTGCTTTTACCGCGTCTGCTGCTGAGATTTACTTAGCTGACGGTACTGTTATTGACTTGCCTGTCGGCTCTAAGGTTTACGTTGAAGAAAATACTGCATGGACGTTTACTAGGTTTAACGCGGGCGGCTTTGACCTTCGCCCGTTGACTCCAGTTGTAGAGGTTACAGAGGTCTGTTTAGACAATAGCCTCACTTTTGGCGGCAACTCTGCTGTCTGCAATGAAAAAGTCGTTGTAGAGGAAGGGGCAGGTGACCAAAAAGATGGGTCTTATGATCAAAAAGATGGGTGACGGGGTTTATTTATGCGTAATTATCGGGCTATGTATACCATTATCGTTCAGCGTTTTATTGATTATGGTTTGCGGGTGGGCTGCTCAGTCTCTCAGCTGATCAGCGTCACGATATTTTTGGGTGGTAACACAAACGAGTCTCTCTCTGGCCGCTGCTGGAGACTACGCGCAAAGCCTCGATGGAAGCGTCTCCAGGTTGCGATTGACCGAGCCTTCAAATGGTGGCGCCCGCATCATTGCGAAAATGCCTATTATGCCGATCTGACGCGCGCGCGTTTGATTATTTCTTCGGCTGACGTCAAGCGTTTTGACATGGCGTGAGGCTGACCAAATGTTACAATCGACGAAACCAATCAAGCAGATCATCGACATGGACGAAGCCACAAAAAATTTGATTGATTTCGCAAGTGTCGCGACAATGCTCGGCACCATCGGCGCGATCTTGCCGCCCCTGGCGGCTCTGTTCACTTTAATCTGGACCGCCATTCGTATATATGAAACACGAACGGTGCAAAAAATTATCCACGGCGACCAATACGAAGAATGAGCGTGGGAGTGGTTGAGCTAATTGCTGGAATATTCAAGCCGGCGGCGGAGCTGGTCGATGAATTGCATACGTCCGACGAAGAGAGGCTCAAGGCAAAGGGGCATTTGCTAGATGTACAAGCCGCCGCCATGCAACGCGTGTTTGACTACGAAGCCGAAACACTGAGATCAAAAGCCGGGATCGTCCAGGCAGAGGCTCAATCTGAGCACTGGATAACAGCAACCTGGCGACCTATTACCATGCTGACATTTCTTGCTCTAGCGGTCGGGGATTCGCTCGGGTGGCTACCCAATCCGCTAAGGGATGAGGCGTGGATGCTTTTACAGATCGGATTGGGTGGCTATGTCGTGGCGCGATCAGGCGAGAAAATCGTTTCGAAAATCAAAAAGCCGTGACCGGGGGGTTCGTTCATGGGGTTGGATTTTAAGGCGCTTTCGCGCTGGCTGGAGCAAGACGAAGGAATTCGGCTAAAGCCTTACTATTGCACTGCGGGAAAACTGACTATTGGCGTAGGTCGAAACCTTCAAGACAACGGGATCGGCAAAGCTGAAGCCCAGTTCATGCTCGAAAATGACATTGTTCGAATAATTAAAGAGCTGGATCTGATGCTTCCATTCTGGCGCGACTTATCGCCGAACCGCCAGGCCGCTGTCGTAAACATGGCGTTTAACCTGGGCACATTCGGACTTTCCAAGTTTACGAAAACGATAGAGCTGTTGAGGTCTGAAAAATTCGATGAGGCCGGCGATGAAATGCTGAGATCGCGCTGGGCTGATCAGGTAGGTGATCGAGCGTTGAGGATTTCCCAGGTTATCAAATCTGACGAATTGCCGAGCTAATAATGATTGGAAGCGTATCCGAAGCCAGGACCGTCGGAGCGCGTTACTATTGCACCGGCAAACCCTGCAAATTTGGCCACCAGTCACCCCGATTCGTATCAAACCGGCAGTGTTTCACTTGCTCTCAACTCGATCGCTTAGAAATCGACCCGAACGAGATGCGGCGGCGTTGGCGTCAATACGACAAAAACCGAGGCAATCGTAACGAATACTGGCGAGAGCATTATCGGAAAAACGCCTATATTTTAAATCGTGCCAGAGTATGTCGACCAAGCCATCGAGCGGCATTGCGTCGATCTAAGACGGAGCGAGGGAGATTATTAAACCTTGCAAATACCTGTCGCGACAGCGACGAGGCACGATCCGAAATTGATGCAATATATGATAAATCCAGAACGATGACAGTGGAGACAGGAATGGCACATTCCGTCGACCACATCATCCCTCTGATACACGAAAAGGTTTGCGGCTTGCACGTTCCTTGGAATTTGCAGATATTGACGGCATCGGAAAATTCAAAAAAGGGTAATAGGTGGGCAGATGATGATTAAACTCGAAACGCCGCTGGGCCCCCTTTTTATTCGATCAACCGAAATCCTGGCGGTGTCACCGGAGCGCGGTCGCGAGGGATGCTCATTGGTCTATTGTGGATTGTTCCCCGACGGGGTATCGGTCGATAAAACGCCCCTCGAAATCTTGACCATAATAATTTCGGCCGAAAAATATGCGGAATACGAATTTGAGATCGTCGACGATGAGGAATAAAAAACCCGGCCGGAGCCGGGAAAGGACTTTAGGGAGTATTGACCGCTCGCGGTCGCTTACACCATAGCGCGAATTTTTAGCGTTTTCAAACGTATCGTTCGGGCCGGTTTGGCCGGCGTGACCTTTTCCGGCTGTTCCTTGTAATGCCGAACCGGCCATTCGACCAGGTAGGGCCCCGAGGTTCCCATTTGAGCCTCGCCCAGCGAATCCATTATTTTCAATTCCAGCCCTGCAATCTGCTCGTCGATATCGGCCCTCTCGCTCCGCAATCGCTCCAGGTCGCTTATTTCTTCAACCAGATGCGGAACGTCGACCGATGTTTTTTCGTTCGCTGCGGGAGGTATCACAGCGTCGTCGACGTTGACCGGGGGATACCATCGCTCAGTCAGTACCCGAGATTGAAATTCCGCGCAAATCTGATTGATTTCGGATTGAATCACCGGGTTGGCTTTGACCACATGAATCCGACGTTCAATGCCTCGGTGCAGGGTGATGATGATCCCAAAATCTGATTTCGTGGCCAACATTTGGGCTTGCAGCTGAATCGGTCCCCGGTACAAGGGAATCTCATCCGTTGGCGGCGCAATGGTGCATTTGCACTCAATAGGGACCGAGCCCGACAAAACCAGCTCGCCGCCCTCGACTTGAATAATCCCATCGCTGAAAACCGTTACCGGATCATCGACCTGAACCAGTCCGTCGCAGCTCGCTTCAAACGTCTCTGTTTTATAAACGGCCGGGGTCAATTCGGGACTGGGAAGGCCCAGGCTCTCGCAAGCACTTTCAACCAGGGCCGGCTCAAGTAGATTACCCACAATTCCAGGCTCCCCAATGTCGAACGATTTATATTCCCCGGCGCTTGCCTGAATTGACTTTCGGAGTTCGTCGTTTGGCGTTGACCAGGGATGTGGCACCCCATGATTCCAACAGTAAAGAATCGGGATTCTTGAACCGGACATTTTTCGATCATCTGATAATTTTCCAACCATGCGACACTCCAACCTTTTGATGTATAAAAATTTGACACAGGCAAATGTATGCGGTTAGGATTCCCCTGTCAAATACTACGGACCGAAAAATGGAACTCGAAGAAATCATCAAAGCTTTCGGCGGTGTCTCGCAAACAGCGCGCGCGCTCGGCGTGACGAGGCAGACGATCTACATCTGGCGCGGCAAGGGTGCAATTCCTGACGTTCGCAGAATTCAAGCGGAGGTGCTTATTCGTGAGCGAGCAGAGTGAGCGAGTGGGTCGGCTGATCGATAATTTCATCCTGTTATTTGTCGGGCTGAAGCTGGCGGGGCTTTTGGCGTGGTCATGGTGGTGGGTTCTGTCGCCATTGTGGGGCGCGTTTTTGCTGGGCGTTGCGGTGCAGCTGCCAGGCGCATATCGGCGAGAAATTCAAAAACGGGAATGGCGGAAAATGAAGGAAAAGCGGCGGCATGGGGGCGAGTAGTCGAAACAAGGGCGCCAGCGGGGAGCGCGAATTGATCCGTGAAATAGAGGATCAAACCGGGGTACGCCTACAGCGAAACCTTGCCCAATCATTTGGCGGTGGACATGATTTGATCGGGCTCGATTATTTCGCGATTGAATGCAAGCGATACGCCAATATCGGAAACGCAGAAAAGGCCCAGTTCTGGGCCCAGGCGGTGCGGCAAGCGCAGAGGGTGGATAAGTCGCCAGCGGTGTGTTTCCGCGCTGACAGATCGCCCTGGCGGGTTTTAGTGGCATACCCGACCGATATCTATGACGAAAATGATTTTCGATGTTCCTGCGAGATTTCGCTGGAGCTTTTTTGTGGACTAATAAGGGAGAGCTTTTAAATGGAGATGAAAAGCATCACGAAAGGCGGCGCCAAAAAACCGCCGAGAGTGTTGATTTATGGCCCGGCGGGAGTCGGAAAAACGACGTTCGGCGCTGCGGCCCCGAATCCGATATTTTTGCCCATTGAGGACGGGCTGGGGAAAATTGAAGCGGATGCGTTTCCTACGCCTAAAAGTTACCAAGATGTGCGGTCGGCGCTTGATTCGCTGATACAGGGCGAGCATGAATACCGGACGCTTATCGTCGACTCTCTCGACTGGTTGGAGCCATTGATATGGGCCCATACCTGCGAGGCGAATAAATGGCAGTCAATCGAGCAACCCGGCTATGGTCGGGGATACGTTGAGGCGCTGAAGTATTGGCGAGAATTTCTTGATCGTGTCAATTATTTGCGATCCGAAAAGCGCATGGCGACCGTGTTGATCGGTCATTCGGCCGTCAAGCGTTTTGAGGCCCCAGATGCCGAGGCGTTTGATCGGTACGTGATAAAACTACAAAACAAAGCGGCGGATTTAGTCTCTGAACACTCCGACGCGATATTTTTTGCGAACCAGGTGTATCAGACAATTAAAACCGAGGATCGTGGCCGGGTTAGAACTCGGGGAACGGGCTCCGGTGAACGTGTCATGTATACGGAGGAACGCCCAGCCTGGGTGGCAAAAAATCGGTTCGGATTGCCGGCGGAGATGCCGCTGGATTGGTCCGAATTTATGAAAGCATTGCGCTAATCAGCGTGATTTTTAAACAACAGAGGAAATAAAAAATGTCATTTAATGCCCAAGACTATCTCAACCAAACCGGCGGAACCGGACTTTCGGAAGGGTGGCACAGCGTAAAAATTGAAGAAGTAATCAACAAAACCAGTTCAAAGGGCAATCAATACGTGTCCGTGACGCTGGGCGCGCCTGGCGGCAAGTGCTGGCTGAATCTCAATATTGGACACCCAAACCCCAAAGCTGACGAAATAGCCCGTCGGGAACTGGCTCAGATAATGATCGCCTGCGGCTGCAATTCGCTGCGCGACCCGATGAACCCGGTGGAAATTGTGGGAAAGCAGCTCGACGCATTGCTGGAAAACGACGGCTCTTTCCTGCGTCCCAAGTCGTTCAGGGTGACGAAAGCAGCCCAGGCAATGACAGCTCGCGTGGTTGGGCCCCCGGCGCTTGATCCAATTGCAGAGGATGATATTCCCTTCTGATGCGTGGCGACCTGCAAATGGTCGCCGATTCCCTGGGGTTGCGACGCTCGGGCTCTGAATACAAGGGCCCATGTCCGATTTGCGGCGGACATGATCGATTTCACATAAAAATCGGTCAATCCGTTGATCTGTTGGTGGGTTGTCGACATGGTTGTCGGTTTTCTGACCTTGCTCGCGAACTTGAACGTCGCGGCCTGGTTGAAGGCGACGACTACAAACCGCAGGCGTACAGAAGAGCAGACCTTGAATATTGTGATTTTTTGTTGATGGTAATGGAAGGCGCCATCGCCAAAGGTGAGTCAACAATTAGCGAGTCCGACGCTTTGGTGATCGGCCGGCTTTTATCAAAAATAGACCCAGAAAGGGCGGAAAAACTACGCGACGCGCGTTCTAGACTAAGGGGAAACAATGAGCGATGAGCATTTTTGGGAAAGATACAACGCTTGCAAAATCTCGAAATACGACCCGAATCGGCCGTGGGATTTTAAAATTAGACAACCGGAATGGATGCTTGAAAAGCTGATTCCAGCCAGATCGATCGGGATGGTCTACGGGCCTAGCAACTCGGGAAAATCCCATCTGATTTGTGACCTGATCGCGCACATGATACACGGTCGAACTGAATGGCAAGGGATACCGATAAAGCCCGGCCCGGTGGTAATGTTCAGCGAGTCGCTGGGGCACATCCAAGCGCGAATGAAAGCCTATGTGATGAACTTGGAAGGCAAGCCAGAGTTTGGCCTCCACTCGCTGCCAAACCTGGCGCTCGACACGCGGGATCTTGATTTGATTGAGGCGTGGTTGCTATCGATGGAACACCCGGCGGCGATGTGTGTTTTTGACACGGTGGCGACGGCTTTTTCGTTTGATGAAAACGATAATCGCGAGGCGTCCAGGTTGATCGGCGTTTTAGAGGACCGAATTCTTTCGGCCATAGACCCAATGGGTACGATTATTCTGGCGCACCACACCAGCAAGGCAAGCGAGGGAAGATCAGCCAGGGGGGCGTCTGCGCTGATTGGGAACATCGATTATTCGATAAATGTGCAATACGACCAAAAGTTAAATCTAACGATAGCGAACTGGGAAAAGGATCGGTGGCGCCTGGTCGATCAACCGCCATCGTGGTCGGGGACAATGCGCCGGGTGCCGGTAGAGTTCGAGAACGGTTCGGCTGAAATGTCTATTTTGGACTGGACCCCATTCAGCGAAAAAGATCAGGACATGGCTAGCCAGCTGGCGGATGAAATGAAAAACGAAATGGTGCGAAAAGAGATCGACCAGATTGTTGACGCCTGGCAGGGTGAGAAATATATCCATGAAACAGGCAAAAGACCCGCCGCGCCATCCGGCAGGGTAGGGGTTAATTTTCCGCACCAATACGACGGAAAAAGGCGGGAGATATACGACTATCTCAGAGGATCGAGGGAGATCGAGGAGGTTTTCAACAAAAACGGAATTTTGACCGGGTTCTTGGTTTTAAAGTGAAAAAGCGTAAAGAAATTACACACCCCACCACCCCCTACCCCCCTATATATAGAGGTGGTGGTGGTGTAGTTAAAAAAAATCAAGACATCCTAGCGGGAAGGGATAAACCCCCAATAAATTGGGGGGTTTTAATCCCCCCACCCACTACGCCCGGAGGGCTACGGGGTAAGGGGATTCCCTTGCCGCGCTGGAGTGTCTAAAGACCTGGGCCGATCAATGTCATTAGATATCAACACGCTGGCGGTCATCCGATCGCTTAATGAGTTCATAGGGGAGTCAAGGCCCTATTTTTACATCAAAGACGAATATCGGTTCCGTGGCGGAAACCATAGGGAATTCGGTCGCACCCTGGAGCGGGTGGTTGCTCGGTGGCCGGATTGCATTGACTGGGACATGCGCCAAGACAGCGACCGGCGGATATATGTTTGGGTGAGAGTAATCCAGGCGATCCCAGTCGATTAAAAAAAACAAAAAAAAGTGTAAAAAAACTTTACACTATTAGATGATGTATGCGACTATTACTTCATCGGCTGGGGACACAGCCACTAACCAGGGAGATAGATATGAATAAGCAAGAATTAATCAAAGAGCGGAACAAGGTCATGGCGGAGATGAACAAAAATTGCCCATCGTGGCAACCAAACCGGTTGCGGGCGTTGCAAGTCGAGGCGTCTAGGTTGGCGTCAGAAATCGGAAGAGCGGCGTAAGCGGCCTCAACAAGAAGGGAACCGTCAAGGTGGTACAAATCGATTCGAGCTGCGTGTGGTATGTGGTCGAAAATTGCGATTGGCCCTGCGATCACTACTTAGAAAATGAGTGGCAAGACCTCAAAGAAAAAGCATTAGAGGCCGCGTAAGCGGCCCGAGGGGGAAACGATGAAATATTTTGCATTCGTGTTGTTGTTTATGGCGGTGATGGGTATCGTCGGAAGTGGCGATCTGGAGGAAGCAGAGAGCGCCCAGGTTGAATACTGCGAGAATGTGGACAGCGGCGCCTGGCCCGACTATCAAGGGAATGCGGCGGAGGTTTGCGAATAATGTATCTATACAAGAGATGCCCCGACTGTTTAAGATCGGACGATCATCATCCACTATGCCCCAGTGAGGATTTGCCGCTGGAGGGACAATTTGAAAGGGACGAGATCGATGCATTCAAAGAAGAACGCGACCGGCGTTTATCGGAACGTGATCCTAAATTTTAACGTGCCCGAGTTTGATTCCGAGGATTGCCAGCTGGCTCTCCAGGCTGCGGTTTCAATGTCGAGGCGGTTTCGTGAGGATATCGCCATAATGGATGATCTCAGGGTGGTCAAGTTATGCGACGCGATCGGTTCGCCTCTGGAGATAATTCGCCATCAACCCGAGGCAAGGGGATATCGAAATGACTGATTTGGTAAATCACCCAGATCATTACAAGAGCGAAGCAATCGAGTGCATTGCAGCGATCGAGGCTCAGATGACCCCGGAGGAATTTGCCGGGTATCTACGCGGCAACGTCATCAAGTACATCTGGCGTTTTGATAAAAAGCACGGCAAGGATTTTGCTGGAGCCCAGCGCGACCTAGAAAAAGCGGCCTGGTACTTGCACCGATTGACGCAGTTCAGATTGAGAACGTGGGGCGTGGTAGAGTAAAAAAAAATAAGGGGGGTGGGGGGTATCCTGGCGCCTGACATTATCCAATGCCCCCCCCCTATTGAGGCGAGACATGATCAACGCAAAAACCAACATCGGCGAAGTTCAGCGAAAGTTACAGAAGGCGCATAAAAAAACACTGTTCGCCGAATCCGAAGCCTTGAACATGACAGCCAAAAAAGTGGCATCGGCCCAGCGCGCGGAAGCGAACAAAGTGTTCGACCGGCCCACGCCCTACACGTTGAATGCGATGTTCAGCCAAAATACCAAGCTGGGATTCGTTGGGGTTTTCAGCAAATACAACACGCTGCAAGTCGAGCTGATACCAGGCGCCAACCGTGGGAAGTTCACGGGGGGAGGGCGCCGGGTCAATGACCTGCTATCACTACAGATCGACGGCGGGATCAGGACACCACAAAAGACGGCGCTAGTTGTTCCGACATTAAAAGCGAGAAAAAACAAGTTTGGAAACCTGGGTCGGCGCTATGTCAAGACTCTGCTATCCCGCGAGGGGCACGTTCAGCTGGGGCGCCGTGACGGGGTACAGCCTGGCATATACCGGCGGTCTAAGCGGGGGAAGTTGACCATGCTGGTGGCGTATGAGCCCAGGGCTCAGTACCGTGCAAGGTTCGGGTATTACCGCGTCGCTCAAAGCGTATTCGGTCGGGAGTTCAATCGAGAGTTTGACAAAGCCTTCAAAGCAGAAATGGCAAACCTTTAATGTTTTTGCATGATGCGCCGCGACCGGAGCGCACCCCCCCCGTCAAAAGGTACTTTGGAGCGGATGACGCTGCGGGTGATTCGCGATCGCAGTGTTTCAATTGTGCGACTTTTTAATGAGCTGGGAATAATGGTAACAATGGTCTGGGAATGCCGGTAACAACAAGGGGAAAAAACGTAACACGCCAGGAGGTCGCTGACCTTTTTGGGGTTTCACACACGACCGTCGACGCCTGGTTGAAGCGTGGTTTACCCGTGGTCCAGCGAGGCAGTAAGGGGAAGCGGTGGGTTATTAACACGGCGGAGGTCTCGGCCTGGCTGGAGCAGCGAGCGAAGGAATCATCTAGCGGCGGAGACAATTCCGACGAGCGTGAACTAAAGCGGCGCAAGCTGGCGGCGGAAACGGCAAAGGTCGAGCTAGAGCTGGCGAATGTTCGCGGCGAGGTGGTTCCCCTGAGACAATTGGAGCGCGCGCTGTCCAATACATTCGCTGAAGTAAAAACGAATCTGCGGTCGGTTCCCAGCCGGGTGGCGACGGCGATCATCGGCGAGGAATCCGAAACCCGAATCAAGGCGGTGATATTGAAGGAAATAGACCAAGCCCTCGAAGCAATGGGCGACATGGACCTGGAAGAACCGGACGAATCCGATGATTGAATTCAGCAATTGGGATGGATTGCGGCGGACGATTCACCGGGCAGCGCGTCACCTAAAGCCGCCCCCAAACCTAAAGCCGAGCGAATGGGCGGAGCAAAACGTCCGCATTCCAATCGGTAACGCGGTCCCCGGACTGATACGGTTTGATCATGCGCCCTACCAGCGCGAGCCCTTAGATATGACGGCAAACCCGGAGTGTAATCGCATCACCTTGATGTGGTCGGCCCAGGTGGGAAAAACCATGCTGGCGCTATGCGCTCAAGCGTTTAAGATAGGGCAAGACCCTCAAAGTCAAATAATGATGCAGCCGTCCCAGGGCGATCTGGCGACCTGGCTGGAAACGAAATTCAATCCACTGGTCGATTCGAACGACACGCTGCAAGACTTGATCGCCAAGCCCAGGGGGCGCGAGGGCGTAAACAATCAGCGAATGAAATCGTACCCTGGCGGTTTCCTAATGTTTAGTTGGTCGGGCTCACCGAAAACCATGCGCGGCCGGTCGGCGCCTTTCATCGTTTGCGACGAAACCGATGGATATGACAAAAGCCAAGAGGGTCACCCTGTCTCGTTATTGTGGCAGCGCGCGGCGACGTTTGGCGACCGGCGAAAGCTGTTAGAAATCAGCACTCCAACAATTAAGAACGCAAGCTGGATCGAGGACGCATATAATCAAGGCGACCAGCGGCGGTTTCATGTTCCGTGCCCCAGCTGCGAAACTCGGCAGGAGCTAGTCTGGACGAATGTTATATGGTCCGAAGATCAGCCAGAAACCGCAAAATATGCGTGTAATGGCTGCGGGGTTATGTGGTCGGACGGCGAAAGAATTGCAGCAATTAGGCGCGGCGGGTGGGTATCAAGCCAGCCATTCCGTGGCCATGCCAGCTATCACTTAAATGAACTCTATTCATGTTTTAGAAAGCTGGGCGATATAGCGCAATCTTTCCTTGAAAAGAAGCGCAGCGGAGACCTTCAGACGTTTGTAAACGTATCGCTAGCGGAAACCTGGGAGGAATCCGGCGAGGGTGTAGATCAAGACCTACTAGAAAACCGCGCCGAGGACTGGGGCGATAAGTGGCCGGAGGCGGTCGTGATGGTGGTCGCTGGTGTCGACGTTCAGGATGATAGGCTTGAGGTGGAGCTGGTGGGCGTCGGGCGGGACGAGGAAACGTGGTCACTTGAATACTCGGTTTTGCCGGGCGATCCCAGTTCGCCCCAGGTTTGGGCTGACCTTGATGCGGTTTTATTTGCCAGTTATGAAACGGCCGACGGCCGAGAGCTGGGCGTTCGCGCGACCTGCGTTGATACTGGCGGACACCATACCCAGGCAACCTATCGATATATTAAGGGTCGGGAATCGAGGCGCGTTTTCGGAATCAAGGGCGTGGGCGGCGAGGGTCGCCCCCTGGTTGGTCGCCCCAGCAAAAACAACATTGGAAAGGTTCGGCTGTTTCCTGTCGGATCAGATACAGCGAAGCAGCTGGTCTATGGTCGACTAAAAATAACCGATCCGGGCCCTGGATATTGTCATTTTCCCATTGATCGCGATTCCGAGTATTTTCTACAGCTAACATCCGAGCAGCTGGTGACGCGATACGTTCGCGGACATGCGAAACGGCAATGGGTGAAAAAGCGACGAAGGAATGAAGCCCTTGACGTTCGGTGTTATGCTATGGCGGCGTTATATATTTCTGGAATCAATGTCAATATAATGGCAAGCAGGTCGGCGGAATCTCGGCCAGATGGTGGCATTCCCAACCACGAACGCCAGGCGCGTACAGCTAAAAAGCGGAAGCCGGGCGGGTTTGTAAACAATTGGAGGTAATATGGCCAACCTGTTCGACGCTGCAACGGCCCCCGAGGGCGAACCGTCGGAAATCGTCGTCGGCGATTTCATTCAATGGAAGCGGTCGGATTTATCGGGCGACTACCCAGTCGACAGCTATACCGCGACCTATGTGGCCAGGATAACTGGCGGGGGAAATACTGAGATTCAGATCACGGGCACAGCATACAATAACAGTTTTCTGTTTACGGCTGACTCGGATACAACCTCCGCATTCGTGGCCGGATACTATCACTTTCAGCTGGAAATCGTCAGAAATTCCGACTCTGAAAGGGTCGTCGTTTCGCGTGGCGCAATCACTGCCATTGTCGATCTGGATTCTGGCGGTGCTGACCCGCGCACTCATGCCGAAATCATGCTAACGAAAATTGAATCTCTTTTGCAGGGGAAGGCCGATTCCGATGTTGCCAATTATTCCATTCAAGGGCGGTCGATCACCAAGCTTGGTTTGACTGAATTACTTGAATGGCGCGACTATTATGATGCAGAGGTTTCCAGGCAAAAGCGTCGGGAAGAAATCAAGCTCGGACGCAAGACGGCGGCAACCGTGAAAGTGAGGTTCATCTGATGGGGATGTTTGATATATTCCGAAGAAAGCAAAAAACCCTGGAAAAACGACAGTATGACGGGGCGAAAGGTGGTCGGTTGTTGGCTGATTTCATGGCGACCCAGCGATCAGCGGATTCTGAAATTCGGTATTCGCTGAAAACCTTGCGGGATCGGTGTCGTGACCTATCACGAAACAATGAATACGCGCGGCGATATATCCATCTTATCAAAACAAACGTAGTCGGCGAACGCGGTGCAACGCTTCAGGTAAAGGCGATCAATACAGACGGAACTCTCGACACGATAGGAAACCAGCAAATTGAACGTGAGTGGGCTCGCTGGGCAAAGGTCGGAAATTGCACCGTCGACGGGAAAATGTCGTTTGTCGATGCTCAAGCCCTGGCGGTTGAGTCTATGGCGCGCGATGGCGAGGCGCTGATTCGCATTGTGAACTATCCCGGAAACGCTGATCGGTTCGCCTTGCAATTTCTAGAGCCCGATCTGATCGATGAAGAAAAGAACGAGCGCGCAGCGAACGGAAACGAAATCCGCATGGGCGTCGAATTTGATCAATATCGGCGCCCGGTGGCGTATCACATGCTGACAGAACATCCAGGCGATTATCAGTTCACGCAATACAGCCGGCGAACCGTTAGAGTCGAAGCTGAAAATATTTTACACTTGTATTTGCCTGATCGAGCCCAGCAAACCCGTGGTGTTCCGTGGATGTCGACGGCGATCACATCGCTGAAGATGTTGCACGGGTATCGAGAGGCGGAGCTAGTGGCTGCGCGTACAGCGGCCAGCAAAATGGGGTTCTTTGTTTCTAAGTCCGGCGATGGTTTTGTCGGTGATGATGTTGAGGATTCAGTGGTTCCGTTGACTGATGCGGAACCAGGCACATTTTTTCAGCTGCCCAAGGATGTGGAATTTCAGCCCTGGGACCCAAGTCATCCGACCAGTGCTTTCGCGGATTTCGAAAAGTCGATTCTTCGCGGTATCGCGTCCGGACTGGGCGTTTCATATCACAGCCTGGCCAACGATTTAAGCCAAACCAGCTATTCCAGCATTCGGCAGGGCAGCATTGAGGACCGCGATTTTTATCGAACACTGCAATCGTATTTGATTAATCATTTTGTGATACCAATTTATCAGCGATGGTTATCGAATGCTTTCCTTTTAGGCTCGGTCAATTTACCGATCGACAAGTTCGACAAGTTTGAAGGCGCTTCCCAGTTTCGGCCGCGCGGCTTTCAGTGGGTCGACCCGCAAAAGGAGATCACCGCCCATGTTGTAGCCCTTCAAAACGGCCTGATTTCGATGCAGGATGTGGCGAACGTATACGGGCGAGATGTTGAGGAGGTATTTGCTCAGATCGCCAGGGATAAGCAGCTGGCGGATCAGTTTGGCCTGAAGATGGCGTTTGAGCCGTTCGGCGGTGGCCAGTCACCCTATGGGCCCGGAAAAATCAATTTACAGACGGGCGAAGCGTTCGAGGACATGACCGATGGCGACTGATTTTCCGACCGAAGGGGACGACCTGAAAATTTCGCTAAGGAATTCAAGTTATCCACAGTTTGATCGCGGGTTTGCGGAGAATATTCAGGAGTTCAATCGCGAGGTCTGGGCCCTTGGTGGCAATGTTCGCGGGAATGATGCGTTCAAATTATGGGATCGCGCGCGCGATGGCGATGAATCTGGCGCTGTTTTGGACTGGATAAAGGAGCGGGAAGCCTGGGCAGCGCGTCATTTTGAGGATGGCGACCAGTTCAGTGGCGGCGATTTGGAGCCAAACCGGGGCAATGTTGGCGGTATTGTTGCACAAATGAAGTGGGGCGTGACTGGCACTCTGGGAGAGCAAGGCATGAAGGACGTTATTCTGGAGCTGGTCAAAAAGCTAGAGGGCAAAAAGGACGATGATCGCGCCGATCGCGATTTGAGCGACGAAGTTGAAACAGGGCTAGAGAACAAGCGCGACGAACACAATGACGAAGTGGGTGATGATCCATTGCGCCGCGTGACGATTGGAATGTTGCGTCAGGTCATGGAGCGCGGGATCGGCGCTTACAAAACAAACCCCGGATCGGTTCGCCCTGGCGTTGGCTCGCCGGAGCAGTGGGGATATGCCAGGGTAAATTCGTTTTTATTTGCTCTGAAAAATGATAGATTCCAAGGTGGAAAGCATGACCTCGATATTTTTCCCGACGGTCATCCCCTGGCGAGTGATAGCGAGGACAGAAAAGTGGAGCAGCGACATATAAAAGACATCGTGGAGACTGACGAAGAAATCATCATCACCTTCGCGAAGGCGCACGACGAGAAAGAAGAAGCCGAACCTGAAATGGCAGAAATGTCCGAAGAAAGGTTCAGCAAATCCGAAGTCGTTCACCGAATGGAATATTCGGAAATCAAAGAAATAGACGATCGGCGCGTCGAAATGTCTGTTTCCAGTGAGAAGCCGGTCGAACGATCGTTCGGTCGGGAGGTTATTGTTCACACAGAAAAGACGCTAGACCTTGATTTTTTAAGTTCAGGGTACGCGCCTTTATTATTGGACCACGACCCCGAGCGACAAATCGGGGTCATTGAATCTGTAAGCCTTGACGGCTCGGCCCGGCGACTCCGGGCGACGGTGCGCTTTGGAAAGGGTGCGCTCGCCAGCGAGGTGTACCAGGATGTAGTCGACGGCATACGTTCGAACGTGTCGATCGGTTACAAAGTTCGGAAGATGGAAAGGGACAACGATCAGCCTGATCTGTTCCGAGTGATAGATTCCGAAATAATGGAAGTCTCTATCGTTAGCTTGCCCGCCGATACGTCAGTCGGTGTCGGGCGATCGGTCGAAGTTCCAGATAACGCAACCATTAAACCTATCGAAAAGGAGGCTCCAAAAATGGAACCCGAAAATCAAGTCGATTTGGATCAGGTGCGCGCTGAAGCTGCGGCCGAACGATCCAAGGAAATAAACGAAATCATGGGCCTGGCGGCCAAGCACAACCAGCGTTCATTCGCTGATGAGGCTATTCGCCAGGGGATGAATCTTGCCCAATTCCGTGGCTCGCTGTTGGATAAAATCGCCGACAAGCCTCTGGACGTCGCAGAGATCGATCTGAGCGCAAAGGAACAGCGTCAATACTCGCTTACCAATGCAATCAGAAGTGCTGCCTCTGGTCGTTTTGAGGGACTGGAGCGCGAAGTTTCCGAGGAACTTGCCAAGCGTTACGGCAAAGAGCCGCGCGGATTCTATGTGCCGAACAACATTTTCAAGCGTGATATCACAACCGGCTCGCCTGCGAATGGTTCGAATCTAGTCGCAACCGATCACCTTGCTGGTGAGTTCATCGATGCATTACGCGCGAACCTGGTCATCTCTGGCCTGGGCGCTCGCATGATGCAGGGTTTGAAAGGCGACGTTTCCATCCCGGCTTTGAACGCCAAAACGGCGGTCGGATTTGTGGCTGAAAACAACGCACCCGCTACCGAGGGCGCGCCAACCTTCAGACAAGTCACCATGTCACCCAAAACTCTGGTTCAGCATGTCGACATCGGTCGAAAGTTGATGATGCAGAGTGACCCCAGTGTCGAGCAAATTATCCGTGACGATATGACACGGCAATTTGCGGCTAAGATCGACCAAGTGGCCATCAAGGGCGGCGGTTCAAATGAGCCCACGGGCATACTCGGAACCAGCGGAATCGGAAGCGTTGCACAGGGAGCCAATGGCGGAGCGGTATCGTTCGCCTCAATGGTTGACCTGGAGCGTGAAGTTGCTATCGATAACGCTCTCGCGGGCAACCTGGCTTATCTGACAAACCCCAAGGTCGTGGCAGCTATGCGACAGACGGGTCGCCAGGCTAGTGGCGTTGAAGGAAACTTCATCTTAAACGATGCCAATACCCTGCTAGGTTACAACGTCGCCAGCTCGACACTGGTTCCGTCTGATCTGACGAAGGGAACTTCTTCGGGTGTATGTTCGGCGGTAGTGTTCGGAAACTTCGCGGATCTAATGATCGGCATGTTTGGCGGTCTCGATGTACTTATCGACCCCTATTCGCTCTCTGCAACGGGTGCGGTGCGTGTCGCTATGTATCAGGACATCGACGTGGCGGTTCGCCATGCCGAGTCTTTCGCGGCGGTGCAGGACATCACGACGGCGTAAGCCAATCAGTACAAGGCGCCTCCGGGCGCCTTTTTTTTCTTTTCAGCGAAAGAAAGGACTCACAAAACATGAAGATCAAACTAAGAAGCTCAATATTTTGGGATGGAAAGCACTGCGAAATTGGCGAAGTTTTAGATGTGACGGGTTCCGAGGCGGCGAATCTTATCGGTCGAGGTCGTGCGATCCCCTATTCCGAACCCGAAAAAGCAGCGACAAATCGAGCGATCGGATTGAATAAATCAGAAGCCGAAGATGTGACGACGCGAAAGCCTGGAAAGCAAAAGGCAAAAGGCAAGTGATGAAAATTCCCACGGAGTCCTGACTGGGATACAATATTGATCAAACGGAATCCATGACCTAATACCGGAGGGTTTAGTGGGAATTGAAACAGAAATCGAACGCGCAATATTTTTTGACGTTGACGGGTTCGGGTCATCTGCAACCTACACCCCGAGCGGCGGTGGTCCTGTATCAATAAATGGAATTTTTGAAGATGATTACGACCAGATCGATGCTGGCGGGTCAATTGGATTTGCTGCAAGTTCGCCGACCTTTCAGTGCAGCACGGCAGACGTATCGGGCGCCGCTGAAGGCGATGCGTTAATAGTGGGTTCGGCAAGTTATATAATACGGGTCGTGATGGATGATGGAACCGGGGTGACCATGATGCAGCTGGAAGCGCAATAATGGCGCACGTTAGAAACCAGATTAGAAATAATATTGTGACCACCCTAACCGGCCTGGCGACCACAGGGTCGAATGTTTACCCGACCCGCGTTTATCCATTGGCAGACTCTAAACTTCCGGGCCTGGCGGTTTTTACCGATAGCGAGGAAATAGAGCTGTCAACAATCACGCCCCCCAGGACGCAATTGCGGACGCTCACAGTAAGAATTGAAGCATTTGTGAAAGGGGTGTCGAATTTTGACGCCGATATAGATACAATCAGCGAGGAAGTCGAGGAAGCTTTAGCGGTGGACATTACTCGCGGCGGACTGGCGAAGGATACCAGGGTCACCGCATTCGAAGCCGATTTCTCAGGCGACGGCGACCAACCTGTTGGGGTGGCGCGTTTTTCTGTTTTGGTTGATTATGCAACCTTGGAGAACAACGCCGGCACTGCGGCATAGGAGGCAGCATGGCAACAAGGATCAAGGTTTGGCCACCCAAGGGCGGCGAGCCAATAGAGGTTTATGAGGTGGACTCGATTCGCCTTATAGCAAACGGCTGGACCATTAATGGATCAGCTAAAGTAAAAAACGATCAAGCGATCGAAATAGCAACCGATGAGGGTTTGAGCAATGGCAACATTCAAGGGAAACAGCGGAACCGTAAAGGTCGGAAGTGACGCGATCGCGGAAATCCGTTCTTATAGTGTCGATGAAACTATGGACACAATCGAAGATACTGCAATGGGCGACACATATCGCACATTTAAAACCAGCCTGAAGTCTTTTTCGGGTTCTGTTGATGTATTTTTCGATGACAGCGACACATCTGGCCAGGGCGCAATGACGGTCGGCAGTGAGATCACGGTGAATTTCCAGATGGAAGGCGACACGACTGGCGCTCACCAGCTCTCCGGAACTGCACTCGTTACGGGTCGAACCATCACGGGCTCATTTGATGGCATGGTCGAAGCATCTCTCAGCCTTCAGGGCACCGGAGCATTGACCGAGAGCACGGTTTAATAATGCCGGCCGCGAAGCGGAAATCGACAGCAATTCAAAGGGCGTCGGAGCATTACAAATCGAAGCCACTAAAGCGCGTCGAAATCCCAGAATGGGGGGACGATGAAGGGCCGATGGTGGCCTATTCGACCCCCTTCACTCTGAAGGATCAAGGGCGATTGCAATACATCACCGAAAAGCAAAGCCAGGCGGATGTTTTGGCCGAGCTGTTGATTATGAAATTGATGGATGAGGAGGGCGACAAGCTTTTCACCATTGAGGACAAAAACGCTCTAAGAAATGACGTTGATGCAAATGTCGTGGCGCGTATTGCAAACTCGATAATGTCCAGCGATGAGGCAGCGATCGAAAAAAACTAAGGGAATCGGCGGATCGAAAATTTAGATTCATTTTAGCCGAAAAGCTGGGTATGACCGTGGCCCAGCTGGAAGCCGAAATGGCCGTCGAGGAATTCATCGAATGGTCGATATTCCTCAAATTACAGCACGAGGAATATGAAGCGCAGCGAAAGGAAGCGATGAATGGCAAATCAAACCGTAAAGGTCGTCTTTGACGGCAAAGACAACACCGGAAAAGCCACAAAATCGCTTCGAGGCAACTTAGATAATGCCAATAAAGCTATAGGCAAAATTAAATCCAGCCTGGGCGGAATGACCGGAGCCCTGGGCCTTGCTGCGGGTGCCGCTGGGTTTGGTTTAATGGCGAAAAAGGCGCTTGAAACAGCCGACAACCTGGCGAAAACATCGTCCAGGCTAGGGCTGGCCGCGAAGGATCTGGGCGCGCTACAGCTGGCGGCAAATTATGCCGGGGTCGAAACCGGCACATTCAGCAAGCTGATGGAAATTTTTCAAAAGCGAGTCGGTGAGGCGGCCGAGGGAACCGGAATCGCGCGCGAGCGATTGGAGGATTTCGGCATATCCGCCGAAAAGCTGGCGACATTACCGCTAGATCAACAGCTGAAGATAATCGCGGACGAATTCAAGAACTTAAAAACCCCAGCGGAACGCGCAGCGGCGGCGTCCGATCTATTTTCGAATCGCGGCATAAAGCTGATCAATTTCCTTGATCACGGCTCTGAGGGGCTGGAGGATTTGCGCGATGAGTTCAAGGCGCTGGGCCTTGAAATAGACGACAACGCGCTGGGTCAGATCGAATCATTTAACGATTCAATGACCAAATTTCAGGGAATCGTTCAGGCTGCGATGGTCAAAGGACTATCGGAAGCGGCTCCGCAAATGGAAAAGGTCGCCGAAAAGCTGGCAAAAATGGCGGTTCCGTTGACGGGTAAACTTCTCGACGGGTTTGAGTTCTTATTGGATAATTTGGGCACCATCACCAAGCTTTTCGGCGCGTTCATCGCAGTTATGGCCGTTACCAAGGTAGCGCAGTTTGCCATCGCTCTGATCCAGCTGGGCAAGGCTCTGGCGACGGTTCGGGTCGCGGCTATAGCTACCCAGGCGGCTCTTGGTCCCATTGGCCTGGCGATGGCGGCAATCAGCACGGCGGCGGTTTTCTTTTCCGACGATATCGTCGCGGCGACCGACTCTCTTGACGACATGGTGGGCGGTTCCGATGATGCGACAGATTCAACCGATGACCTTGAAAAGTCGCTCAATGATTTATTAGACACGACCGACGACGTTGAAAGACCCCTTTCTGATCACGCCGATGCAGTGGATGAAGTCGCGGACGAATCCGCAAAAGCAGCGGTAAAGACCGACGACTTCAGAGAGGCCCTTGAAAAGCTAAAGGAAAAGACACAGGCACCGACAAAGGCCATTGATGATTTTCAAAAGAAAGTAAAAATTCTTAGTGATCAGCTCAATAAGGGAGAAATTGAGGGCGAAGAATTCAACCGAATGCTGGCGGAAATGACCAGAGAATTGACCGGCGTTGAGGATGAATTAAAGAAAAACACCGATGAGCAAGAAGCCTTGACAGCGGCCATTGATGCCGCCGTCGCGAGCGGTGGGCAAAACGAGTCTCAGCTGAATGCAATGCGGGTTGCTCTGGAAAAGCTGAAGGATGAGCAAGTCGATATCATTTTAAAAACCCAAGGACTCACGGACGCTCAAATTGATTTACTGGATAGCATAAGGGGCACCACGACAGAGGTCGAAGATTATCAAGAGTCAATCAGAAATTTAGATCAGCTACTTACTGCGGGAAAAATTACCCAAGACGAATACAATGATGCCCTGTCAGATTTTAACGCAGAAATGACCGGCATTATTGACCCCGTGCGACAGGCCGAGAGAGAAATAGATTCCCTTCAGTCTCAGATTGATGCACTAGGTGAAAATACAGGCGCAGCGAACGCAACACTGCAAACGCTAAAGTCTCGCCTTGAAGCAGCAAAAACGGCCGCTAATGACCTGGCGGGGCCCGATGGCCAGCAAATGATCAGGGACTACTACCGCGAAATTGCAAAGGGAACAGACCCAGATGAGGCCCTAGACAAGCTTGAAAACAGACTCAAGGAATCAGAAACGGCGGCGGGACAGCTCTTCGGTGTTCCAATGCTGAATAAGATTCGCGGATTTTTCGATGCCATCGGAGCCGGCGCATCGGGTGACGGCGCTATCGATTTATTAAATGGCTCACTGACGGAACTTGAAGGCGCGTTCGCTGGTTTTTTTGCATCTGGAGAGCTGAAATTTTCGAGTTTTGTAGACTCCATCATCGCAGGTTTGCAGGCTATAGCGGCGGAAGCGATTGTTTCGGTCGGCTTAAATTTTGTTAAAAGCCTAATCCCTGGACTGGCGGAGGGTGGCGAAGTTGGTGCGCCAGGATTTGCGGACGGTGGCCGAGTGTTTGGCGCCGGAGGTCCAAAAGATGACAAGGTTCTGGCGCGACTTTCGGCTGGGGAGTACGTCATAAACGCCGGCAGTGTTAGCAAGTTTGGAACCGGCTTTTTTGATATGTTGAACGCCGGAAAAATGGAACTGCCCGGATTTGAAGGTGGCGGGTTCGTGGGATTTGACCCGGCAAGCATAGCAATTTTAGCCATCTTGGATAGAATTTTTGGCGCGATTTTTGCATCAATTTTTGGCGGAGAGCCCGAAAGCCGGCAAAAGCTGTCTATTTATCGGGGTTCTCGCGATTATGTTCAAGAAAGCTATCAAGAAGCCCTGAAGCAGTTAGGTGAAAATACCGGAATCGGTGGTCGGTTGTACCGGCGAACCACTCGCGGTGGTTATGATGCACTTGAACAGTCTATCGTTCCGACCACAATGCGTGGAATTCTCCCCGCCGGCTCGGACCTTGCGCGCCATCGAAATGTCGCCGAGGGACTGAATGAAATGGGACCGGGGTTTGCAGAAGAAATTTATAATTTTTTGGCGAATCAAATTTCCGACATCCAGCTATCTTTTGAAGATTTCAATATGGACCAGGATTTTGCAAATATGTATATGGCAGCTTCTTCGGTCGTGAATCGCGAGTTCGGCGGTTCGCTAGAGCGTGGACAGGCGTCGATCGTCGGGGAGAATGGCCCGGAGCTATTTATACCTGGGCAAGGTGGAACGGTGTCACCGATAGGGGACAAGGGCGGAAAGGAGCTAATAAAAGCGGTCCACGAGGTGCGTGATGAGATTTCCGATTTGCGTCGACAATTTACCCGGATCGAATCGGGTCGAGCGTTGGCGGGTGGCCGAGGATAATGGTTGCAACGACGCTCCAGGAATTGGTTGAAAATCCATATTCAGCAAAATCCTATCTTGTTATTTTGACCCCATATGACTTGGGTGCGGGGGCTGAAACGACGGTATATCTGTCGGATCGGGGTTATGTATCAAGCCCGAGCGAGTCACCCGCAAATACTTACTTCGAGCCCAGGGTGATTGAGGCGCTGAATTTTGAACGCGCCATGTTTCAATCCACAAAACTGGGAGGGAATTCCACCCCGTCGTTCGGCGCCATTGAGCTGGCGAATGCTGACGGCGGTTTGGATGCATTCTCGGGGTATGCCTGGGACGATCGCGGCGTTGAGGTAAAGGTGGGAGAAAAGGGCGCCAACCTATCGCAGCATTTTACGATTTTCAAAGGGCAGTCAAAATCTGTGGAATTCGACGACCTCCAGGTTCGGATTGTGATTCGTGACGGTCAAGACAAATTCACCCGGACATTTCCCCCGAATACCTACGCAGGGACCGGAGGCAATGAAGGGAGCGCGATAATGCAAGGCGTTTCCAAGCCCATCACACTGGGCGAGGTCTTCAATATAACGCCGATTTTAGTTGATGAATCGAGCGCCGTTTATCAGGTGCATGACGGTCAAATCCAATCTATTGTGGCAGTTTACGAAAACGGTGTGGCAACCACGGGGTTCACGGCGGATCTGGCAAATGGACGGTTCACAATGTCGGGCACTGTCACCGGGGTGATTACCTGCGACGTAAAAGGCGCAAAGCCGAGTGGATCGTACAAGGAAACGGCATCGGACATTTTGCGGCTTCTGGCGGTTCAATATGGAGGTTTAAGCGATCCCGGCGATATCGATACGGCATCATTTACCGCCCTAGACGCGGCCATCAGCGCGCCCCTGGGGTTATACGTGCCAACCAGAACCAGCGTCTTGGAAACGATGGACAAGATCGCCAACACGGTCGGCGCATTCTACGGATTTAACCGAACCGGAAAATTCAATGTCGGTCGGGTGATTGCGCCTAGCGGAACGGCAGACCTGGAGCTGGATTCGTTCAGCATCATAGAATTGGATCGATTACCAACGGAAACACCAACCTCGACGGTGATTGTAAAATACAAAAAAAATTATACGGTTTTGACTGAGGATGTGCTGGGCAGCGGCGCAGCTGATCCCGATTTCTTTCAGCGATCTGGGGCAAGCGTAGAGGCAAAAGATTCGTCGGTTGAAGCAATATATCCAAACGCTAGGTTTTTAGATGTGGACTCAGCGTTCGCAGCATCGACCGACGCCGCAACAGAGGCGACTCGTTTGCTGAATTTGTATAAGGTGCAGCGTGATGTTTATCGAATACGCTGCAAGGCGCAACCGTTCACACTAAAGCTTGGCGACATCGTAAAAATTACGTTTTCGCGGTATTCTCTCAACTCAGGAAAACTATTCACCGTAATCTCTTTATTTGAGGATGCAGCGATCAGCGAGGTAGAGCTAGAGCTGTGGGGGTAAAATGTCGAATTTAATTTTATCAAGTCAAAACCGAATTGATGAGGCGACCTCTATCACAGCCAGCTCGGAGGTCGCAACGCTGCCCATTGAAAACGTGCAGGACCGTCAGCTGGTCAAGGTTTATCGATCCAACGCAGCCACAACTGTACAGATCGATGTGGATTTCGGCGCGGGGAAAGTGATCGATTTCATGGCAGTCATTCGGCACAACATAAGCCAAACCGGAACGATTCGATTCCGTTTGTCTACTGTGTCGGATTTTGCGTCAACACAATATGACAGTGGCGTGGTCGATGCCTGGCCAGTGGTTGAGGAATTCGGGACCTTGCCCTGGGGCATTTTTTCTTGGGGTGGATTTCTAAACCCAGCCGTGGCTGCAAGCTATACAATATCGTCCTTTAACATTCCGTCGTCGCAGGTAGTGGCTCGATATTTGCGTGTCGACATCGTAGACACGAACAACACAGACGGATACATTCAAATCGGTCGAATGATCTCCGGGCCCGCTTATCGGCCGTCATCAAACTACGCTTTTGGCGGAGAATTTGAATTCGTGGATAATTCGAGAGTGGTTAAATCCCGAGGCGGACAGACGTTTATCGATGAGGTTGAGCGTTTCCGGAGGTTTACTTTTGAGATTTTAAATATTCCCGAGGCTGAAATTTTTTCCAATGTGTTTAATAATATCGACCGAGAGCGTGGTATTGCTAAAGATATCCTGGTAATTCCACAACCAGGCGATCCGGCGACATATATCACGCAAAATATTTATGGGCGATTAGTATCAACGAGCCCAATACAGAACCGGACGCTTGAATATTACGGTCGCCAATTTGAAATCGAGGAACTGATCTAATGGCCTATCCAATCACTTTAAACGGCAGAACGTATACCCTGGCAGATTTTGAGGGGAACAATTACGTCGACGGACTGCCCGATGCATTCGAGGATTTCGTCACTCAGGCCGGGGACATTTACAATTCGACGTCAACCAGTTCGGTGGCTATTGGCATCGGGTCCAAAACATTCACGACGGCGGATTCCGGCAAGCCCTACCAGGCCGGAACACCCCTAAGAATTTCGGATGCTGCGGCGCCTCAAACAAATTTTCTCGACTGTATCGTGACTAGCTATAGCGCTACTACCCTGGTGGTCGACGTTTTTGGATTCGCCGGCAGCGGAACTAAAACATCCTGGAAAATCAATATCGGCGGCGCGAAAACAGTCGACGGCGTTCTGGGAATCTCCCAGGGTGGCACTGGGGCGACAACGCAAGCGGCAGCGCAGACGGCCCTATTCCCCGGCATCGACGATAACGCTACGTCCACGGCTATCACGATTGATGCTAGTGAGAACGTGGGCATTGGCGGCACTCCTGTATCTGGCAGCCGTAAGCTTATGGTTACAGACACTGGCGATGTACGGGTTGATGTGCGAAGCGGTAGTGATGCCGACCTTGGCGCTATAGACTTTAGTGATGCGTCTAACACGGCTAGGGGTCAGATCGTCTATGATCATGCTGACGACTCAATGGCGCTTAAGACGTTAAGCACTGAGCGTATGCGTATCGACTCCGGCGGTAGCGTTGGTATTGGTACGTCTTCTCCTCGCTCTGTTCTAGACGTAATCAACACTAGTGGAGAGGCTGCTGTACTGGTAGATAGCCGAGCAACAGACAACGAAGTGTCTC